AATCTGTAAAAATATAGTGTTTAAACTTGGTTCCATGTTTCTTCATATCCTCCTCATCTAATTTCCTGATCTGATCCACTAAGCGAAGGTATTTTTGACTCACATAGGTTAAATCAGCAGGAACCTTCTTGGCAATCTTTGCCGTGTTGGAAGTTTTCCGAAGGCATAATGCCTTTCGGGTGATTCTTCGTTTGGATGCTGGCATCTCTCCCTACATTAGCTTGCTATAAACCTCTTTCAATGGTCCTTTCACAAAGTCTTTCAACTTCGAAGAAGTCTTCACAAACATTGGATTTGTTTCCACACGCAGTTTGTGTTTATCAAAGGTATTATCTTTATGACACATGACTAACATCACCTTTCTTGGATCTAATTGTATCAAAGGAGTTGTATAGTTCTTGGTAAATTCGATCTCTTCTGCATGAAAACTGGTTTCATTGCATCGTACTTTTTTAGCATAAGAGGTCAAATATGCCATGGTTCCAAAGGTGCCATGATTCGGAAAGGGATAGGGACCGGATTTCCATATGCTCTTATCGTCTACAAAATAACAATACATCTCACTAGCACCCACTAATTCAATCTTAGGGTTACTCCGTAACTTGAAGACTGCATGGTGCACTCGATCAGGATAGTAATAATCATCATCATCCATGCAGACACAAATATCACTGGTGGCAAGATCGTGCAACCGATTTCGCTTGGCACCGACTCGTAAGCGATCACCTGCTGGCAATCCAATATACCGGATCTTGACGTCCTTTAGCCGTTTCTGAAAAGCAGGAATCAGATCTTCCACACGATCGGTTCCATCATCCATCAGAATCCATTCCATCTTGGCAAGAGGATAGGTTTGCGCAGCAATGCATTCCACCAAGTTGGGTAAAAAAACACGACGATTGTACGTCGGCGTCAGTAAACTGATGGTTGGATGTGTAGGAAGCATGGTTATACTTAAAAAAGTGGTGTCGGCTTAAGTGGAACAACTGCTGTTGCGGGGGGAGGCAGTAACAGCAAGGTGATCTTCCTGCGCCTGGTCGTACAATTGAGACAAGGATACATATGTCCCGCCACGTTCCACATACAAGTACTTGTAGGGATCTATGTCTTGCAATGGCGGAATCTCACACCTCATCTCCATCTTGAGATATGTAAGAATCTGAAAGGGAGTAAGGAGGGGGTTATTCTCCGGTGGGATCCTTGGTTCATAAGCAAGTAAACTCGATGCCCCCTCTTTAGCTGATACTTCAGCAATACGAAAGCAAATATGTGATTCCGTACGTGTTGCAGGACCGAGTTTTATGCGACGGAGGTGACCTGTGTCAAAATGAGTGAAATCAAGTTTTGTCTGACTGGGTGCACATGCAAGAACAAGCATTTCTTCTGTAAGAAATGTCTTCAACCACTTACTTATGTTAGTATACCACTTCCACGCGGATACACTTACTTCAAGTGGATGAGGGCGACCAGGCTTGAAAGGAGGAGGTAGTGGACCCCAGAATGCTAACTTCCCTGAGCGGATTGACATTGTGATCTGTGTAGGATAGTTTTGAATATTTTAAAATGTGATTTCAATTTTTTATATTTTCTTCAATCCTTCTTAACAATTATTGACTTAGGTGAGAAAAAGTCGCACCTAATATGGGACTTTTTTAATATGCAAATAAAGCGGTAAAACTATGAAAGATGCTAAAGCGTTAAGAGCTAGAAGAGCTGTTGGAAGAATTGCCAGTGGACCCAATGGTTATGTCTGCAAGGAATGCAACATGATCAGAAGACCATGTGAGACTTAGAAAGCCTTCTTCAGGCTTTGCTGCGACCTCAGAAGGATACAGTGTTGCTGCCGTTGGATGACCGCCACCAATGTAGATTCGCCCGATGGAGAATTGTGTGTTAGTCTTAACACCCTTCTCATCCACCTTGCACGTAGCATTTGTGACGGGAAATTCAGCTCCATGTACAGCAGTAGCAGCAGACGTCAATGGTTCATATCCGCTTGCATACAGCGCTGTCAGTGCCGTGTTGACAATAGGACAGGGGTAGGAAGCTGGATCTTGACGAGACGTCAGAGCAACATGTGCTGGGTGAGGGACAGAGCTGCCTTCCACTGGAATGGAGGGTTGGCAGTTCCAGTCACCTGCCAAGAGACAGGGTGTACCAGCAGAGAACTCATGTAGTTTGGCTGCTGCTGTCGTTGTCAGAACCGTGTAGGCAGTCTGAATTACGCTGCGATCGGGGCAGTCCTTTGGAGATGCAAAGAGCATAGGAAGATGCGTGTTGCCAATGACAATCTCTGCACCGTCAGCATTACGAAGACGCACACCTAGAAGGATGTGCGGCTTGTTATGGAGCAAGCTCGCCGTAGTAACCGCAGCCTTGCCATCCACCTTGGGAGTTGCTTTTGCCTTCGTAGAAATAGCTGTCTTGACAGATGCATCAATCTCGTTCACCAGCACAAAATGCTTCATGTTGACTTGTGTAAACTTTTCCTTTGACCACGCAGTAAGAACTCCTAGGGTGTAGGGCTCCTCTGCATAGGTCTTGTAGGCATAGTCATAGCCATACTCGGCAAACAGCTCAGCCAGTCCAAACGCAGCAAATGTCTCGGGGCAGACTTCTTGAAGACAAAGAATGCGTCCTTGTTTCATGAATTCTATAAGGACATTAGGTGTGATCTTGGCACGATGCTCAGTCTTGAGCGAGTCTCCACCGCCCTGACAACCTGATGCTAGACCGGTTTGAAATTGCTGCTTCACACTCAACAAATTAAGACTTGCGATAAAGGCACGAATAGTAGACATCGTAAAATGATTTCATCATATTCAGAATATGTAAAAAGTGAATTCAATTTTATTAAAAGGATCGGCTTCGCCGATCCTTTTAATAAAATTTCAAGTGGAAGCAGAATGATCCGCGGAGCGGATCATTCTGCTCTCCAAATTCAATTTTATTAAAAAAGGGGAGGGAAGCAAAGCTTCCCTCCCCTTTTTTAATAAAATTTCAAGAGTCTAAAAATCACACCCTGTGGGTGTGATTTTTAGACGAATCCAATTTTATTAAAAGGATCGGCTTCGCCGATCCTTTTAATAAAATTTCAAGTGGAAGCAGAATGATCCGCGGAGCGGATCATTCTGCTCTCCAAATTCAATTTTATTAAAAAAGGGGAGGGAAGCTTTGCCGACTAATTCAATTTTCTTCAAGCCCTCTTAAAAATACACCACCACAAATTCTTATAATGAGTCTCAGTGGTCGGCACCGATTGTGGAGTTATCTCCATAATCTTCATCAGCATGAATTGCAAGAATCTTCCCCCAAGCAAGCGCAACCTGCTTATATCAAGCAACCACTCTTAGCCCATCAACAAACAACACTCTATCGAGCCATCCAGTTAGAAGCTGCTAAAAAAGATGGAATTGCATGTGAGCCAGTGATAGGAGATCCACATGGAGGTACTATGCATGCCAATTACGGTATTATAGCGGATCCAGTTGGATCTGGAAAATCCTTAACGGCGTTGGCACTGGCAGGACAGCCGCGACCATCCGAAGAAACCATGGAACTTCTTTCCAGAAATAATATGGGAAATTTCACGGATCTTTCCCTCATGAGAACCAGAAATATTATGGTAAATGCCGAGGGTACACGCTATAGAACGGTAAATGCATCCCTGTTTATCATTCCTCATGCCTTAATGAGCCAGTGGGAAACCTATGTAAGTAGGGATACCACATTAAAATGCATGTTTATCAAGAAAACAAAAGATGCAACAACTCCTATTTCACTCAAGTTAGAAGAGTATCAATGCTTTTTTGTCAGCAGTACCATGTGGAAACATTTTGAAGAAACAAATTCCTTATCAGAATGGGTTTGGAATCGTGTTTTTGTGGATGAAGCAGATTCGATTGCCTTTACGAATCGTGGTGCAACAGACACTCTTCACGCCTGTTATTACTGGTTTATTACGGCAAGTTGGATTAACCTTGCCTTTACCAATGGAATCTATCTCACCACACTGAGTTCCTATCCTCCTCCCACAGTCATTCCCAGTGAATCGATTGAATTTATAAAGAAAACATTAGGAAATGGAACTGCTGCCATCAATATAGCCGGCATGAATCATAATAATTTAGTGAAAACCTTGTGCAGTTTTGGATTCAGTCCCTATGGATCTGGATCTCATATGAATGCAGTCGTACAACAAAGCTTTCGATTGTTTATACGCAATTCAGCTGGGTTCTTGGCATCAAGTTTACGCATGCCAACCGTGCGCCACCAATCCATTATTTGCGACACTCCTCCTAGTTTGCATGTCTATGATTCCAATATTTCACCAGCCATGTTGGAGCGTATTCACGCAGGAGATCTGGATGGTGTAATTCAGATGTTGGGATTAGAAACACATTCTGCAACGACCATTAATGATGCCTTGACGATGAGTTTGAAGAAGGAGTTAGAACAGGCACAACGTATTTATGATTTTAAAAAGACCTTGGAATATTCATCGGAAACGGCACGACGTGCCTCTTATGAAATTTGTGAAAAAAAGATTGCTAGTTTAGCGTCTCGTATATCTGCGATTGAAGATCGCTTACGAACAGCCAAAGAGCAAACCTGCCCGATTTGCTTTGGAGAACCGACCAAGCCTGCATTGACCCCTTGTTGTCAGAATGTGTTTTGTTTTGGATGTATGGTCCAGAGTTTGAGTCGCAATAGTGCTTGTCCACTGTGCCGTGCGCGCATTCACAATATTAAAGAGTTGAATGTAATTGGAGACGAAAGCACAACAGCACCAGCGGCTCCTCCTGCTCCGAAAAAATACAAAAATGATGCGCTTGTTAGTTTTCTCACAGAAAACCCTTCTTCCAAGGTCTTAATGTTTAGCGGCTATGATGCGACCTTTACTTCCTTGCAACAAGTGCTACGAACAGCGGATATTTCTCATGCGGTCGTGCATGGCAGCAATGCACACATCAATAAACTGCTGAAGGATTTTGAAAGTGGAAAGTATCGTGTGCTGTTTTTGAATGCGCATAATATGGGCGCTGGACTGAATATCAGTGCAGCGTCACATGTTGTATTGTACCATCGCATGAGTGCAGCGGTGGAACATCAAATTGTAGGAAGGGCATACCGGTTAGGACGTACTGTCCCACTGGATGTAGTTCATTTACTCCATTCCAATGAGATTGATACAGGGCGATCAGATATCTTGACGCATTCTTAATGTTTGCGAGAACGATTGCGACGAGTGGAACGACGGTTACGGCGCGTGGAACGACGACGACCGCCACGACGAACAGATGCTGCCGAACTTCCAGTGGGAACAGATGCTGTTGCAGAATCAGCTGATCGATAATGATTGTCTATTTCTGTAAGAACTGATTCAAATTCTTTCATTGAAGCCAGAGGCTCCTCGTAGGATATTCCCTTATACAATCGTGCTCTATCATAACTAAATTTAGCACCTCGTTTGATGAATAAATCAATCAGAAGATATACTCCCTTTAAACCAGGTGCCTTCATTCCGATAGGAGTTCTAGGCGTATTCTTATAAGAATAATTAGTCAATGCTAATAACAAAATATACTCAATTGGTGTATAAGTATCCCAAAAACGTATGTTTATATCATCAGGTATTAAAAATTCATCAAAATCTTCGTATCTCGAAAACTTACTGTGACCTGAATATTCGGAGTGCTGGGATTCCAAATACACAGATGTATTAACATATTCTCTAACAACATCTTCACGAGATCTTCCAGTAGTACTTACTACTCGATATGGCAGATACGACATTCGTTTCTACTTCCCCCATACATTTTTTACATCAGCGCTGGAACTTTGGGAATGTGCAAAGATTGGAGCAACCGCATGAACCGTGGCACGTCGGGCGATTTGACGCGGGAGGGAAGTTCTGCTCGCCATATCTCACTCGCTTCCCACGGCAGTTTCTCAGTCTTTTTATTGCACCAAAGCATCAGCAAATTGGCGGTCCAAACCGTGGAATCAAAGCCGTTATCTGATAACTTGTTCTCAACCAAAAGATCGCGCATTTCACACAAGTACCGAAACTGATTATAGAGCATTGATTGTTTTGCAAGCACTGCCGTATAATCCATTTCCTCATCCTTCCACCGAGCAGATTCGGTGGGGATTCCGTGATAGCCGAACAAGATTTGGTTCACCCCTTGGAGTTTGGCTTGATAGGTTAAGGGGAAGAGCGTCCAATGTTGAAAGAAGAAAGTGTAGTAATCGAGCCGATCACTTGCCACCAAGGTTTTAAAACAATCGCGGTACATTTGATAGGCTCGTTTGGGAACACTAATATGACGTACTAACCATTTAGGAAGGGATTCGTGCAAATGCAAGCCTGCCAAATTGAGGTCATTATTGGTCAGAGGAATTTCAGCAAGCATATCCAGCTGTCCGCGCAATAACTGCCCCACCGCTGTTTTAATGGTTTCCGCACGTCTTATACGATTGGTACTGAGTGCATGCGATTCCACAAAAGAATCCAACATAGTTCGTTTCAGATCTTCTACCGTGACCGTCCCTTCTTCAAGGGATGCACGTACTTCGCGTGTAGTTTGCAAGATTTTACGAAGATCTCCACAATGAATTTCCAATAAGACTTGCGACAGGGATAAGATTGTGGCATCGGTGACGGATATACTAAATTGAGTTCGTAGTAAGGAGGAAATATCTTCTTTAGTAGGTGCAATAACGGCATAGGCGATACAAAGTTTTATAAATGGCTGAAACTTTTTCTCCATCCATTCATTGGAAATACAGATAATAGCATTATCACCACGATACTCTTTTAATAACTTAATCAATTCAGTCATACCTCCTTTATCACCGACGGACATTCCATCAATTTCGTCAAGTACAATACCAAGATTACGTGGTCCTTCAGGGCGAAAGAAGTCACTCACATTACGACTGTTTAATAAGGGAAGAAGCGATTCTTCTACTGCAGAGCGATGACGATGTTGGGAGGCGTTCCACTCCACAACACGGTATCCCGCGGTTTCAAGCGCAGCATGTGCCAGAGTGGTTTTTCCAATTCCTGGTGCACCGTATAAAAACAATCCACTGGTGCGTCGCTCTCGTGGAGTCTTTGCCCATTCTACAATTTTATTAAAAAGAGTGCTATGAAGGGACATGATTGTACTTTCATAGAATATAATAGTTTAGACCTTATTCAGGACAGATAGAAGACCAGGTAAGACCGTAATCTGCTGCATTTTGGCACAAATCAGTGGGAGATTTGCTTTTATCAATTCCAAAATAATATTTTGAATTACTTATTTGTTCTTGTATATTTGTAGGGTCTGCTTTTTGTAATCGTCCATTCGCACTTACACCAACATAATCCATGCATTTAGCAATCCCTTTCTCTTCTCCAGGATTTACAAGAGTAAGAAAATCAGGGCAAGGAGTGGTGACAGGAGGCCATGTTGAAGTTTGAGAGGCAAGTTGAAACCATTTTACATAATAGTAAAAAAGTGCAAGAATGGCTCCTAGAAAAATTAGAACGGATGCTATCTGAAAATTCATTTTGTATAGGACATATGCAATACCAAAGGATCCGCTCAACCCAAGTGTCCAATAAAGATAGCTATTGTAGGATTGAACCGTTGGCAAAATACCGGAGCTGGTAAGAGGTGTTCCTGTTGAAGCCATTTCAAGATTCTATTTAGTATGTATATTTTATATACCGTAAAGAATTAATTTAATTCTTTACGGTACCTTGATAGTACACTTTAAAAATTTATTTAGTTGATGCGAACAAGACCACCAGAAACACCATCGACCTGTCCAACACTGACGTAGCCGACATAGTAGAGACCATCCGATGCCGTACCAACACCCTGACCGGACTGGAGCCCAGCCTGGGGAACAAACTGCA